ATTAATATCACAATTTATTCTTGCAAGCATTTCGTATTACTTAAAATTTGTAGAACAATATAAGCTTAGACAACTAATAAAAAAACAATTTGAGCATTACTTAGACCCTAGACAGGTCAAACAACTGCAAAAACATCCTGAACAATTAAAACTTGGAGGTGAGAAACGCTATGCAACCTTTTTGTTCACAGACGTACGTGGATTTACTTCACTATCTGAGACACTAGAGCCTGAGGAAGTGACCTACATAATGAATAAAGCATTAACTGCACAACAAAAAGCAGTGCAGAAACATGGCGGTATGGTAGACAAATATATCGGGGACGCCATGTTTGCAATATTTGGCGCTCCTTTAGATTTAGATCATCACGAAAATAAAGCCATAGACTGTGCCAAAGACATACAAAGGAATATGGAATTTTTAAATGATGAGTTGATAGAAAAAGGCATCAAGCCAGTTGCCATAGGTATCGGTATAAATACAGGCTACGCAGTTATTGGCAACATGGGCAGTGAACAAAGGTTTGATTACACAGCTATTGGTGATGCAGTAAACATAGGAGCAAGGCTAGAAAGCGGTACAAAGGATGCAGGAGTAGATTTGCTCATTGGCTACAATACTGCTATAAAGAGTGACTATACTTTGAAAAAGTTAGAGCCTATAAAGGCAAAAGGTAAGAAAGAACCATTACAGGTGTATACATGGGAATGAAATTATCATTAATACTTGGCGGTTTATTAGTATTAACAATCGCCAGTTCAGCTTGGTACATTGACTATCAAGCAGATCAGATCAGCACTCTCAAAGGTAATCAGATAGTTTTAGAAACACAGATAGAAGAACAGAACGCTTCTATAGACCGATACCTAGAACAACAAAAAGCACAAGAACAACAACTCAATCAGCTTGAACAAGAGAAAAGACAGGCTATGGAGAACGTCAACAGACTCAGAAAGACATTCTCTAACTTAGACCTAGACGAATCTGCGCTTGCAAACCCTGCTGATCTACAAGCACGAATCAATAAAGGGTCAGCAAGAGTCATGACTGAACTTGAAAAAATAACCAATCCTGAACAATTTAATGCGCAATCTAATACTAATTAGTCTTACTGTAGTCCTTGCTAGTTGCTCAATGTTGCAATCAGTAAAACCAGTACAGGTCAAAACTATAGCTGAGAGATCACCTATATATCATCCACCTTTACCTTACCCTATGAGTCTATCTTCAGTTGATTGGGAAGTAATGACACCTACAACCATGCAGGAATACTTAGATAACTTAGAAGCAGGCAACGCACCTAAGAGAGCCTTTTACTCATTGTCTAGCAAAGAATATGAGAATCTATCAATGGATATGGCAGAAATTACAAGGTATACAAAAGACATCCTGAGTATCATCAAATACTATAGAGAGTTAGATAAGCCACAAGAAGATGTGCAAAACAAATAATTTGCGATAAAATCGGAAGAATAATTTCAATAAGGGAGGTAACTATGGAAATTATGGATATCATTAACTACATCACTATGGCTGTCACAGTAGCTTCTGCAATAGCAGCTTCTACACCTACACCTAAAGATGATGCTTTCTTAGGCAAGGTATATAAGTTTATAGACTTGGTAGCAATCAATATTGCTAAGGCTAAAGACAAAGCACCAGAGGCTAAGTAATGAGTGAATCCCCTGATGCTTTCGTATATAGAGCAACCTTAGACAGGGTAGTGGATGGGGACACTTTAGATTGCACACTTGATCTTGGCTTTGATGTTTTTCTTAATAAACAAAGAGTCAGGCTCGCAGGAATAGACACACCTGAATCAAGAACTAGAAACCTAGAAGAAAAAGCATTAGGTCTTAAAGCAAAAGAAAGACTTATAGAACTTTGTGTAGGTAAATTTAAAGTTAAATCATTAGGCAAAGGCAAGTATGGCAGAATTTTGGGCATCCCTTATACAGCAGATGGCGAAGATATTTGTCAAAAACTTATCAAAGAAGGACACGCAGTTGAGTACTGGGGTGGCACAAAGAAAGCCAAAGTCAGAGAAGATGGAACGTGGGGAGAATAATATGCAGATATCGGAAGAGGGATTATCTCTAATTAAAAAGTTTGAAGGATGCGAATTAGAAGCATACCTTTGTCCTGCAGGTGTATGGACTATAGGATATGGTCATACAAAAGATGTTAAAGAAGGTGATAAGATTAATAAGGAAGAAGCTGAATATCTTTTACAAGAAGAAATGATAGAGTATGAAGGCTATGTAAATGACTTTGTTGAAGTTAGCATACAGCAGCATCAGTATGATTCCTTAGTTTCGTTTTGCTACAATTTGGGAGGTGGTTCGCTTAAGAAAAGTACGCTCCTCAAGGTACTCAACGATGGTAAGTATGAGGAAGTACCTGCACAGATAAGAAGATGGAATAAGGCAGGCGGTGAAGTTTTAGAAGGTTTGGTGCGTAGAAGAGAAGCTGAAGCGGTTATGTTTATGGGAGGAGAGTGGTACGCAGTCTGATGGCACTATCTAAGAAACAAAACAAAAGACTAGGAGCAATACTATCTGTAATGTTTGAAGAGGACACACCTAAAGAACATATACAAGAATTAGTCAGTGCAGGTTTTGTAGATAAAGAAGGTGATAATGTTTCTATCACACCACTTGGTCTCAACGAAAAAAATCGTCTATGCACACTTAGTGGATTGAACATTATGTATTCTTCTGAGAAGAAAGAAGATAATTAAAACCAAGTTACTTATTGGAAGGTATGGGACTCCAACCCACGACCTTTCCTAGTTTGCTTTGATACCCTGTACGAAGTATAAAATTTGAGATTATTCAAAAGTTTGCAACCTTTTTTTCATCTCCTAGCAATGCACTTATTATCATTCTACTACCCTTTTATATCGGTACGAGCGATATAATTAAGCCTAGTGTTCTTTACAGAAGAAACTTTTCTAGAGGCATGGCAGATAAACGGACTATATATTTATGTAGACGAATCTTAATTCCTAATCCCAGTAATAAACATTTGTTTACCTCAATCCATTCAAGGATTCATTTTTTTTAGTAGTTTGGTCACTGTGCTAACCTTCCAATAAGTAACCTAGTTTTAGTCTTGTCTGAAACTATCGTGAACCTTTTTCGTTCTTAATCTTTTCAAGAAGTTTAGTTATCTTTAAGTTTTATATCGTTTAACTAACAAGCCGATATATGAGTAGCTTATAGACCGAAATGGATTAAGTCAACAATAATATTTAATTATCTTTGAAAAAGTTTTTCAGGCAAAGTATCTCTTCCTCTTAACTGATTTTTTAGTTCAGACACATCGTCAAAGAAATCATACTCTAACAAAGTTGTAAAAAGACTTGCATAGATTCTAGGCATCTCATCTTTCTCAATATCTTTGATCATATAATCTAATCTAAATTCTGTGTCATGATTTAGTTCCTGATTCTTTTTTAAGAACTTCAACGCTTTCTTAATTAACGCTACGTCTTTATTGGACAAACTTTTCATCAACATTTTATTTTCTCCTACTTATAATTTTTTTGGTTAGTTCTGGTGATATCTTTGAATTTGGGTTTTTATCAGGATGTACCCTAGACAATATAAAAGTTAATTCTTCTTTTGTAAAACCTAGATTATTTCCACTATTGCTTGCTCTTGCTAGTCTCAAATCTCTTTCTAACAACTGTATTCTCTGTTCTTGTAACTCTAATTTTTTTTGTTGATTCTCAATTTTTCTTTTTAAAGCACTTGTGTCTTCATTTAGTCGTGGCGCACCAAAGGTAAGAGTACCTGCTGTAGTTGTTTTGCCACCACCATCTATACTTAAATCAACCATTTTTTATTTCCAATTACTTCCTTCATACCAACCAACTAAAGAATATCTTTTGCCTCTGCTAACTGGCATAACTCTATGATATAAAAAAAAAGGAAATACTATCACAGTTCCCTTCTGCTTGATGATTTCTTGACTGGGTGTACCTATATCCTCTGAAAACATAAACTCTCCACCAGAGTAATCTTTGGGATCAGAAAGCTGTACTGTGATCC